AGTCAAGTGTAAGAGGTCTAGAAGTTATCCTTTTGAGAACTTTTACTTTGAGATAAACAAAGAAGGTCTACCTGTAGTAGTAGACGCAGTAGATAAAATGCTAAACTATTAATATATGGAACTAATACTTAAGTTCAACATTACACCACAACCACACCAATCTGTAAAACTAGGAAGAAACGGAATAGCATACACACCAAAGAAAATAGTAGACTTTAAAAATTATGTTCGAAGATTGACAAAAGATCAGTTGCCAAAAGGATTTGAAATGATAGGTGCAGGTACCCCCATTATAGTGGAGTACCTGCATTATCAGTTTACATACCCTAAGTCTTTCTCTAAAAAGAAGAGGGTCAGTGAGTTGCCTAAAACAACAAAACCTGACCTTCTTGATAATCTTAATAAGGCTTTTATTGACGCATTAGAAGGATTAGTGTTTGAACAGGATCAAAATATTGTTGAAGTACAGAGCTTAAAAAAGTTTTATGGTGAATCAGATTGCATAACCATAAAGCTTGTTTATTAACTGTTTATTAACTATATTTGTTAACATATGTTTACAGTACAATTCTTTAAGATATTCGGACTAGCTGTTGGAGTAAATTATATCACTTCAGAGATGGCTGGAGATTCCGAAGATCATCCCTACAAGATGATACAAATATTGGTATTTATTTTTGGGATATCAATAATAATAGATGGATAAGCTTAAATTACTTTCCAGAGATCACGACAGATGGCGTCATATGGCTATCTCTATTTGTGGCGATGATAATCTAGCAGATGACATAGTACAAGACATGTACCTGCGTATAGATAAGTATGTCACAGATATCACAAAGATCTATGACGAAGACACTGACGAAATAAATTCATTCTACATATTTGTTACTATTAAAAATGTATTCTTCCACTGGTTTAACCAGCAAAGGAAGTTTCATGCTTTTGAGTTAAAAGAGTTCGACTTCAATAATGAAGATCTACAGACTTATAATGACGAGCTGTGTGATTCTAGTTTAGACGATGACATAGAGATGTTTGAGATGGAAAGAGCAAATCATGTGGTAATAGAAAAAATATTAGCTGAGATAAAGGATTGGCACTGGTATGACGAGAAGCTATTTAAGCTTTACTTTATGACAGACATGAGCTTAAGAGATGTTGCTAAGGAAACTAAAATATCTCTTACTAGCATTTACAATTCAGTTAAAAACTACAGAGAGTTTATCTACGAGAAATTCAACGAAGACGTTGAAGATTTATATAATCAGGACTACAATAAAATTCAATAATCATGGCAAAGAAAACAACAACCAAAAAGAAAGCAGCTCCTAAAGGATTAGGAGACACTGTAGAGAAAATCACAGAAGTTACAGGAATTAAGAAAGCAGTTAAATGGATCTTCGGAGAAGACTGCGGATGTGAAGAACGCAAGGAATGGCTCAATAAGAAATTTCCTTATAGCCAGCAATTAACCGAAACTGAGTTTGACTACCTAGACGCATACTTCTTATCAAATAAAGAAGTTGTGTCTAAGGATGAACAGAAAGAATTAATAGCAATTTATAACAGAGTATTTAACCAAAGAGTTCAACCTAGTAGCTGTACTCCTTGCTTTAAAAACAGAATACATAAAGAGCTGTTAAACTTATATGGGGCATATAAAGTTAGTTAATGAAGGTATCTGACTATAGATATAATTACTCTTACAAGCTGGGGAGGTCCTGTGAGGAGAAGTTTAAGGATGTCATGGCCTCAAGGGGTCATGATGTCTTTAAATCATCTAAATACGATGACATACATAAGCACATAGACTTCTATGTTGCTGGGTACTCTTTTGATGTAAAGGGTCACAGGCACTTAGAATGCATATGGCTAGAGCTTACTAACGTAAGAGGTGACAAAGGCTGGTTAAAGGGAGAAGCCACATATATCGTATTCGACATAGTAGAGTTAAAATCCTTCTGTTTCTTTAAAAGAAAGGATTTACTTAAATATGTAGAAGAGAATATTACTGAGACTACTGAGTCTAAAGAAGACTATAACAAGCTATACACTAGAGCTAAATGGGGAAAGCTAGATGTCATTACAAAAGTTAAATTTGATGACATTAAAAATTTAATGACCCAGTCTATTGCATATTAAAAAAATGTTCATATCTTTGATTTTATAAACAATCAATTATGAGCAGGAAACAAGATATTAATCAAATGAACCTAGATGAGTTCATTGATTATTTAAGAGGTAAGAGTACACCTAAAAGAACTCTAAGACAAAGGATTTACAATTGGATGAATAAAAACGTAATTGAAGTTATATTAATTGTAGCTATCATTATGTTGATTGCAATCTTCGCACAACCATTTATTATTTATTAATGGATATCAAAGAATTTGAAAGCATATATTATTCACAAGACGTTCAAGGGGCTTTTGAGGATTGGTGCGTTAAACATAATAGACTAGACTTATTTTATGAAGACACAGAAAAAATCAATCCAGCTCGCAGAAGATTGGTGGAATCAAGGTAAGAATACCATTACTGGATTTCAAGTTAGAGATCATAGAACAAATAAGGATTTAACGGAACAAAAGAAGTATCACGATGCTTATCCATCACTAGACATAAAAACAGAATCATGAAAGAACAGGATTTAATAGACTTAGGATTCACAACCATAGAAGTTATTGGAGAAGAAGGAGAAGAAGATTTTTACTATTATGAGTTAGAAATATCAGAAGATTGTGATTTGCTTTCTTGTTCACACGATGAAGTACAAAATGGTAGGTGGTTTGTTGAATTTGGGCATAATCTTGAATTTAGATTTTATTCTAAGCGTGAAGTTGAGACATTAATTGACGTACTAAAAAGTAATATTTATGAGTAGATCTAAAGAATGGGAATGGACCATAGATGCATATAAGGAACATATAAAAGAAGAAAAACCAATGAGATCAAGTGCAATACACTATGACAACGGCAAAGACTACGACGTTATAGATATAATACAGGATTTTGATTTAGGGTTCAACAAGGGTAATGTAATTAAATACCTTTGTAGAGCAGGAAAGAAAGATGACGAGCTTCAAGATTTATACAAAGCTAAGGACTACATTGAAAGAGAGATAGAATTTATTAGATCTAAGAGAAACAAAGAAGCACAGCAATGGAAGGAACAATAACATTATTAGACGGTAAGGAGTGGGACAAGTCTGAGCTACTAGAAAAAATGTACGATGATACATTTTACTATGGATACTTAGGCAAAGCTGCTTTATCCTCTTCTTCTATGAAGAAACTTACATTGTCTGTAGAAGACTATCAAGACAGCTTGGTTAGGAAGTTTGACAGCAAAGCACTGATTATAGGTAGACTTGTTCATGTAGCTGTTTTACAGCCTGAGCTTATAGAATCTATGTACCAATTCATTGACTGTAAGACTAGAGGTAGTAGATTGTACAAAGATGCCCTCGCTCTATCAAAAGAGCAAGAGGAGCATTACGAGGTTGTATTAGAAAAAGATAGGATCTGGTCTAACGAGATAAGAGATGCCGTATTAAATCATAAGACAGCCGCTAAGCTACTTTCTAATGGTAAGGCAGAGATTCCTGCTATAGATAATATTATGGGTGTTCCTGTAAGGGCTAAGGCTGACTGGCTTAGAGATGATTGCATTGTCGATTTGAAGACCACAAGCAACATCGATGACTTTGACTACAACTGTATGCAGTTCGGCTACGACATTCAAGCGTATCTGTACACTAAAATATTTAAACGCAGTAAGTTCATTTTTATTGCTGTAGATAAGAAATCTTATAAGGTAGAGATTAAGCAAGCTTCTCAAGAAATGATTAAAGATGGAGAAGATAAAGTAAGAAAAGCAATAAGCAACTATGTACAAGGATATTTTTGATCACTTAGGCAAAGATGACATAATACAGGAATATTACATGATGGCCATTCATGACATAAACTGCGGCATGTCTTTAGAGGCCCTTAGAAAGGTTTTAAAGCACTATGAAGAGCTTCAGATGTTCTTGCCCTGTGCAGGTATAAAAAAGGCCATACAAGAGACTGAAAGAATAAGTAGTATGGTACAAAGCAATTTTTATGATGTAGTTGAAATGACTAACATGATAAAAGGATTTATTACAGAAGAATCAGATTTTAATATTAACAAGACTAACAGAGAACAGGATGACCACGAAATTAATGACTGAATTTATTGAAAAAGAATTAAATGTTGACCTAAGTTTAACTAGAAATAAGACAAATAGGTATGTTTTTGCAAGATGCATGGCTTATTATGCATTTTTAGACCATATGCACATGAGTTTTAGTGCTTCAGGTGAAGTATATAAGAAGACACATGCCACAGTAATGCATTCTTATAAAAATATACTGCCAGACTTAAGGAAAATGCCCAAATATGCTCGTGTAATCTTTAAAATTGACGAGATGTTTGATTTAATTAATAAAGGACAGGAAATTGATTGTTTTTTACCAGAAACTAAGACAAGTATCAATCAAAAGGAAGTAATAATTGAATTGAGGGCCGAAAATAAGCTATTAAAGCTACAACTTGAAAGTGCTAACACGCAATTAGATGCCTATAAGTCTAGAAGTAGCTTGATTCACTTACTAGAAAGGATTCCTGAGCATCAAATAGACGCAGTAGGGCTAAGATTAGACGCAATGGTTAAAATGTTAGCGTAAAGATGGCTAAACAACCAAAAAAGACAGTATTTAGACTTGTAGACGAGTGTTTTAAGGCACAGGTTTGGTGTTTTAAGCATGGATATAAGATATATCCTATAGTAGATCAAGGTAAGTACAGAATTACAATAGAAAGAGGTGGAGCCATCAAAAAAGGTGATCACCTCTATTCAATTAATAATAAGGAATGGGCAGACAAAGTTTTTGAGCTATATTTAAAGCTATATGTTGCTGGCCAGAAAAAAGGATTATAATTATGCCAAGAAACCCATCAAATAACAAATATAAGAAGGCTTTAGACGGCAGAAGTAATAATGGACAGAAAAAAGGAGATAATAAGCTTAGAGCTATTGAAAAAGAGCTTAAGGGATTATCTAAAGACACTGCTGCCAAGCAAAACAGAAATGCTGTTTATGCAACTAACGGAATCAAAGAGGTTTTTGGATCTGAGCAGGAGTTTTGGAAGCATGTAGCTGAAGAGTCTAAGGGATCATTCAATCATATGAAGATGTTAGTAGAATATGCTTTTGGGAAGCCTACGGACAATGCACAACCAATGTCTTCAGGCAAAGTAGACATTCCTATAATAAACTTCTTTACAGGAACACCACAAAAAGAAATAGATAACACAATAGACCTAGATACCTATGAAGATACCAGCGATGCATGAAAAATATAACTCGTTCGGAAACGATACGAGGTATTTTGTACTAACAGGAGGTCGTGGGTCAGGAAAGTCATTTGCCGCTACTGTATTTCTAGTGCTACTAACATATGAAAGGGGTCATAAGATATTGTTTACTCGATATACTATGACCTCTGCCTCTTCTTCTATTATACCTGAATTTATAGAGAAGTTGGAGCTTATGGATGTAGTAGAAGACTTTAGGATTACTAAAGATGAGATCACAAATATAAAGACAGGTAGTAGTATATTGTTTAAAGGGATCAAGACAGCTTCTGGAAATCAGACGGCTGCTCTTAAATCATTAAACGCAATAACCACCTTCGTATTAGATGAGGCTGAAGAGCTTATTGACGAGGATGTGTTTGATAAGATTGACCAATCTGTAAGGGTGAAAGATAAACCTAATAGGGTCATGCTTATACTTAACCCAACTACTAAGGAGCATTGGATATATGGTAGGTTCTATGAGAATAGAGGTATCCCAGACAAGTTTAATGGAATCAAAGATAATGTAACTTTTATTCATACTACCTATATAGATAACATAAAGAATCTTTCCGAGTCATTCTTAATACAAATAGACGACATAAGGAAGAGAAGGCCTGAGAAGTATGAACATCAAATACTAGGAGGCTGGCTTAACAGAGCTGAAGGAGTTATATTTACTAACTGGAGATTAGGACAATTTAATGATGCTTACGACATCCTGTATGGTCAGGATTTTGGATTCTCAGTGGATCCCACAGTTTTAGTAAAATTATCAGTAGATCGTAAAGGTAGACGTATATTTATAAAAGAAATGTACGGCAAGGCTGGAATGTCTACTACAGAGATAGCGTCATGGAATACTAGATATGCTGGTCCTGAGCTAATAATATGCGATTCAGCTGAGCCTCGCTTAATATCCGAAGTCAGACTTAAGGGATGTAATCTAAAGCCAACAGTAAAGAAAGCTGGGTCTATACTTTCAGGTATAGGGCTGTTACAGGATTTCGATTTGATTATCGATCCTGACAGTCCAGAGATAGTTAAGGAGTTGAATAACTATGTATGGTCAGACACAGGTAAGCAAAGACCTGTGGATCGTTGGAACCACAGAATCGATGCAATACGCTATGCCGCTCAATACGCTTTAGTCAACTTCACTAGGGGTAGTTATGTCGTAAGATAATAAGGATCTGTAATGTTCATCAAAACAAAATATGTGTTCTTCTGCACAATTACCTTCTTCATTTATGTAAGTGTGTAAATCTCCATCTGGCTGAATAGTAAGCGAAATAGACATTTCTTTGTTCAAGCGAATTGTAATTCCTTTGCCCTCCATGTTGCATAAATAATCTTTAGTTTCCATTTTTAAATAATTTAATTAATATTAGTTTTTACAAATGTAGTAATTTTTTTATTAAACACAATAGGGTCATTATTAAACATAGTAGGGTAGCTCTTAAACGCAGTAGGGTCCTATCATTAAACGCAGTAGGGTCTATTAAACATAGTAGGGTCCGTCTCCATAAAAAAGGGAGATCGGACCTTTTTTTGGTCCATGTAAGAAAATTCCTACACTTTTAATAATCATAACTTT